TTATTTTGTAACTAAGAGTATAGATCTTGGTGAATTTGAAATAAGTTTTATATCAAGTATCTTTGGCGCTATGAGTGCTAAAGTAAACACAATAATAGACTTCTTCTTCGGTGGAAGTTCAAATAAAAACGAAAAAATAAACAATAAATAAAGTTATGGGAAATTTTACAATAGAAAAGCAGTTAACTATAGCAGCTTCAAAACAACACACTGCATTTACTAGCGGCGATCTTATGGTTGATTGGACAGCTTTGCAGATACCAAAAGGCGCTTGTAAACTAGTAAGCGCGACAGCATTAGTTAGACCAAAAGGAGATGCCGGCCCAACAGATAACAATCTTGGTTTTACTCTATTGTTTTCAAAAACAAATACAGTTTCTTTAGGAACTGTAAATGATGCTGTAGCTCACAGACCTAGCAATGATATTATTGGAGTAATAGGTTTTGACACTCTTAGCTACGGTGCAACATCACTAATAAGTACTGCTGTAGCTACAATAGGTAATGACATTTCTAATCCAACTCCACCGTTAGTTCTTCAAGGTAATCCAACTACAGGTGACAACGTAGGTTTTGACGAAATATATGTAGCTGTGGTTGCAGAAGGTGATTTTGATTTTACAAGTATTAACGCTGTTAATGAGGCTAATTTTGCAGCGGGCGCTCAAACAGTTATTACAATGGATGGTACTGGTATGGATGTACGTGAGCATTTTGCGGTTGGTGACGTTTTGCATGCTCAAGACGATGCTATTTTAGGTACTGTTGCTAGCGTAGACAGTGCTACTCAACTAACATTAACTGCAGCTAATACAGCTGCTATAGCAGAAGATGATATTATCTACAACATAAATCCTGTTAAAATTATACTAGGATTTGAAAAATAAAAAATAACAATTAACTTAAATTAAATTAAATTATGGCAAAACGAAAGACGGCCAAGGTTAAAGACCTTAGGCCAAGTAAAATTAATGATGAGCAACTAAAAGAAGTTCAAAGCGTTATAAACGCATCAAATCAAATCAAGTTAGAAGTAGGTAACATAGCCGCTAGAAAGCACATGCTACTTCACGAGCTTGACAATGTCAACAAAAAGCTGTCTGAGCTTAACGCTGCTTTAGAAAAAGAGTACGGTAAAGTTGATATTGACATTAATACCGGAGACATTAAATACTCAGAAGATGAGCAAGCTGATTCGTAAAATAACAATCGGTAAAGACTACAAAATTGACGCCATGCACTATTCTGTTGGACAGGATGTGTATGGTGGTCATACTATTTGTGACATTATAGAAGAAGACGATAAGTACTCTATATACATCAAGAAAAATAAAGATGTATTACCGTGGAAAGATTTTAATAAGAATATGGCTATATCTATTGAGTATAATTTAGAGTATTAGTGAAAACACCGTTTAATTTTATTATTGAGCCTAAAGGTAGTAGATACAACAACACTGCTAAGGTAGAGGATAAAGATTTAATTTTAAACTCTGAAATACAAAACCACGAGTTTGTTAATAGAGAGGCTATAATAAAAGCTGTTCCTACAGCATTTGACACTAAGATTAAAGTTGGTGATACTGTAATAGTACATCATAACGTGTTTAGAAGATGGTACAACGCTAAAGGTGAAGAAAAAAACAGTAAGGCTTTTATTGACGAAAATACTTACGTGGTTAGTTTAGATCAAGTGTTTTTATACAAGTCAAAAGATAAATGGAAAGCTGTTGATGGTTTTTGCTTTGTAAAGCCTATTAAGCAAAAAGACAAGCTAGATCAAGAGGTAGAGCAAAGCTGTGTTGGTATTGTGAAATACACAGATGGAGTTAATAGCATTGGAGAGCTTGTAGGTTTTACACCTTTTTCTACTTACGAGTTTATAATAGAAGGCCAAAAGCTTTATAGAGTCTATAATAAGTTTATTACAATTAAGTATGAATATCAAGGAGACGAAGAAGAGTATAATCCAAGCTGGGCATAGAGCAGTTGAAGAGCTTATTAAAGTAGCTAAAGAAGCTATTGTTGATAGTGGTGATGATATTACAGCTGATAGGCTTAAAAACGCTGCCGCTACTAAAAAGCTAGCTATATTTGATGCTTTTGAAATACTCAACCGTATTCAAGAAGAAGAAAACTTATTAGAAGGTAAAGAGCCGGAAAAGAAAGAAGAAAGAGTGTTTAAAGGCTTTGCTGAAGGAAGATCTAAATGAGTTACGAGCAAACGCTATATAAAATAGTTGAACCTATTAAAAAGACTACTTTAAGTAGACTTAATAAAGGTAAGAAATGGGATTACGGCTACAATAAAGAGCATGATATTATAGTTATATCTAAAACTGGCCAAATAGGTGATGTGTATGAAATACAAGGCTTGCAAATAGCTTTACCTAAGCAACCTAAAAAAGTACATAGCAACGAGCAAGATAAGTGGAAGCCGTTAGACAAACCAAAGCTGTTAGATAAGATTAAAACTATATTTGACTGGAAAGCATATCCAGACGAACAAAAAGAACAATGGTACGATTATATAGATGAAGAATTCAAAAGGCGTGAAGAAGGTTTCTGGTTTGAGAATGCTAGCGTTCCAACTTATATTACAGGAACTCACTATATGTACCTCCAATGGAGCAAGATAGATGTAGGTGCTCCAGACTTCCGCGAAGCTAATAGATTGTTTTTTATATTTTGGGAAGCTTGTAAGGCTGACAAAAGATGTTACGGCATGTGTTATCTTAAAAATAGACGTTCTGGGTTTTCTTTTATGAGCTCTGCTGAAACCGTTAACTTAGCTACAATATCGAGTGATAGTAGATATGGAATACTATCCAAGAGTGGTGGTGATGCTAAGAAGATGTTTACTGACAAGGTCGTGCCTATATCAATAAATTATCCTTTTTTCTTTAAACCTATTCAAGATGGTATGGACAGACCAAAGTCTGAGCTAGCATATCGTGTACCAGCGAGTAAGTTTACTCGTAAAAAAATAGAGGTTAATGAGAAGCTAGAAGAGATAAAAGGTTTAGATACGACGATTGATTGGAAAAACACTGGTGACAACAGTTATGATGGTGAAAAATTATCACTGCTAGTTCACGATGAGAGTGGTAAGTGGGAAAGGCCAGATAATATACTAAACAACTGGCGAGTTACAAAAACTTGTCTTAGATTAGGTAGTAGAATTATTGGTAAGTGCATGATGGGATCAACATCTAATGCTTTAGACAAAGGTGGTGATAACTTCAAAAGATTGTATAACGATAGTGATGTAACTCGAAGAAATAAAAATGGTCAAACAAAATCTGGTTTATATGCTTTGTTTATTCCAATGGAGTGGAACTTTGAAGGATTTATTGACGAATATGGACGACCTGTCTTCACTACTCCAAGACGAGATGTTCATGGACCAGACAGTGAATTAATAGACGTAGGCGTTATAGATAATTGGAACAACGAAGTAGAAGGCTTAAAAGAGGATCAAGACGCGCTAAACGAGTTTTACAGGCAGTTTCCTAGAACAGAAGAGCACGCTTTTAGAGACGAAACGAAAAACAGTATATTTAATTTAGTTAAAATATACGAGCAAATAGATTATAATGAAGGAATAGGAAATAGCTCTGTTTACAATACTGGTAATTTTCAGTGGGTAAATGGAGTTAAGGACACGGCTGTAGTTTTTAATCCTGACCCAAAAGGAAGGTTTAACATAAGCTGGACGCCTCAGCCTAGACTTCAAAACAATGTAATAATAAAAAATGGTATTAAGTACCCTGGTAACGAGCATATGGGCGCCTTTGGCTGCGATAGTTATGATATTAGTGGTACTGTTGATGGTAGAGGATCCAACGGATCTCTTCATGGACTAACAAAGTTTAGTATGGAAGACGCTCCGCCAAACCATTTCTTTTTAGAATATATTGCTAGACCACAAACCGCAGAAATATTTTTTGAAGATATACTAATGGCTTGCGTATTTTACGGTATGCCATTGTTAGCAGAAAATAACAAACCAAGATTACTTTACTACTTTAAGCGAAGAGGCTATAGAGGTTTTAGTATGAATAGACCAGATAAAGTTTGGAATAAGCTAAGTACAGCTGAAAAAGAAATAGGTGGCATACCTAACTCTAGTGAAGATATAAAGCAAGCTCACGCTGCAGCTATAGAAATGTATATCAATGATCACGTAGGTCACTTAGACGAAGGAGTGTATGGTAACATATATTTCAATAGAACTTTAAAT